AAACAGTTATCGATCCAGAGGATATGGAATGGCTTCTCTCGCAATGCAAAGAGCCGAAATATAGAACCGGCTTTGATCGAAACTTTTGGATTTGGGAAGAGTTCGATCCTACATGTAATTATCTGATGGTTGCCGATGTAGCCCGAGGCGACGGTGAAGACTTTTCAGCGTTTCATATAATAAAACTTGAGACAGTGGAATGTATTGGAGAGTATCAAGGAAAAGTCACTCCCGACATGTTTGCTAATATGCTCAACCAAGTTGGTCGTGAATATGGCGGATGCATGCTTGTGGTAGAAAATAACAATATTGGCTACACAGTTCTTGATAAACTGATAGAATATGGGTATCCTAATTTATATCACTCTGTCAAGTCAACTCATGAGTATATCGAGCAACATCAAGCTGAGGTGCGCAATTCTGCAGTTCCCGGCTTTTCAACAAGCATGAAAACGCGCCCTCTTATCATCGCGAAATTAGAGGAGTTTATAAGAAACAAACTAATTAAGTTATATTCTTCACGAACTGTTAACGAAATGAAGACTTTTATATGGAGGAATGGCAAACCACAAGCAATGAAAGGCTACCATGATGATCTTATTATGGCGTTAGCAATCGCGTGTTGGGTGCGGGACACCGCTCTTCAAGTAAACGCGAGAGAGCTAAACTATCAAAAAGCTTTTGTAGATGCCATCATTACATCGAAGACCACAATCAATACTCAAATTAAAGGGCAGCATGGATATAAAAAGGACAATATTCTTGATCAAAGAAATGAGGCCGAGAAAATGTATGAACAATATAAATGGATTATAAAGTGAGAAAATAAATGGCAAGACAAGGAAAAAACCCAGCTAATTCACAATCGGAGCTTTTCAAAGCTTTAACCCGATTGTTTTCGGGCCCGATTATCAGCTACAGATCGCAGTCGGGTCGTCGCATTCGGAGACAGCATCTAGATAAGTTTGGCTCTAGATTTAAATCTGCGTCCGGACAGCAATTTAAGAAGTCGCTCTACAACCCTCTGGATGTTGTAGCCACAGACGCAATTGCAAATCAGCGCAGAACCGAACGCTATGTTGATTTCGATCAAATGGAGTACATGCCAGAGATCGCATCTAGTTTAGATATCTATGCTGACGAGATGACAACGTATTCCCAACTGCGCCCCATGTTAAACGTTAAGTGCTCAAACGAAGAGATTAAGGCAGTCCTTACGATCTTGTTTGATCAGGTATTAAACCTTCAGTACAACTTATTTGGATGGAGTCGCACCATGTGTAAGTATGGCGACTTCTTTTTGTATTTGGACATTGATGACAAGTATGGGGTCAAGTCAGTCATCGCTCTTCCTCCACAAGAGATCGAGAGAATGGAAGGCAAGGATTCGACCAATCCGAACTATGTTCAATTCCAGTGGAACTCTGCTGGTATGACCTTTGAAAACTGGCAGATGTGCCATTTTCGCATTCTAGGAAATGATAAGTATATGCCCTATGGCTCTTCAATTTTGGAGCCAGCCCGACGCATCTGGCGCCAGCTAACACTTATGGAAGATGCCATGATGGCATATCGCGTTGTGCGCTCATCTGAGCGCCGCGTATTTAAAATCGATGTCGGCGCAATTCCTCCACAAGATGTCGAACAGTACATGCAGAAGGTTGTAACCCAGCTTAAGCGACATTCCGTTGTGGATCCTAAAACGGGACACTTGGACCTACGTTACAACCCAATGAGCATCGAAGAAGACTACTTCATTCCTGTCCGCGCTGGTTCCGCAACAGAGATTCAAAGCCTCGCCGGCGCACAAAACATCACAGCAATCGATGATATCAAGTATTTGCGTGATAAGCTGTTCTCGGCATTGAAAATTCCTGCCGCATACCTCTCGATGGGTGACGAGGCCGCAGAAGACAAGACCACTTTAGCACAGAAAGACATTCGGTTTGCTAGAACAGTGCAGAGATTACAGAGAGTTATCATCGCAGAGCTTACAAAGATTGGCATTATCCATCTTTATACATTGGGCTTTAGAGGCGATGATCTTTTAGGATTTAGTCTAACTCTCAACAACCCTTCGAAAATTGCAGAGCTTCAAGAGCTTGAGCATTGGAAACAAAAGTTCGATATTGCCGCTTCTGCCACTGAAGGTTATTTCTCGCGGCGTTGGGTCATGGAGCACATCTTTGGCATGTCTCATGAGGATTTCACGCGCAATCAGCGCGAAATGTATTATGATCGGAAGCACGACGCAGCCCTTCAGGCTGTCGCAGAAGCTGCTGCAGCCGCCGGCGCTGCTGCTGGCGGCTTGGGCGGCGACCTCGGTGGTGGCTTGGGCGGCGACCTTGGTGGCGATCTTGGTGGCGATCTTGGCGGCGACCTTGGTGGTGAAGAAATGCCCGCAGGGGATGTTGGTGGCGAAGCGCCCCCGGCCGGCGAAGAGCCTGCTGGTGGCGGCGACGATTCCTCTCTATTGGCTGTTCCTCCCGGTTCGCGTGATGCGCCGCGCCTTACACGCCGCGCCAAAGGAAAGGAATACCACCCAGTACGAGATGATCGCCGCTCTGGAGGTGGCCCACGCTCGCGCTCTATGAAGGCGACAGCGGGACAAAAGGATAGTTCTGGTGTGAGAAACGTCTTCCCTGGAGCAGAAATTGGGAACCTTGCTAAAGCTAGTGGAATTTCAGTGGGAATCACTGAGCATTATGAAGATGACCAATCTATTTATAGTTTGAGTGAAAGTGCAGAAGAGAACAAATTGTTTGAAGTTAACGAATCTGTTCGTTCGTTACTTGAAGGATTAGAGATGAAAAACACTACATTATCGGAGCAAAAGAATGAAACCAAAGCATAATAAAAAGAGAAACACGGCCTTTGTGTACGAGGCATTAATAAGAGAGGCTACAGTAGCCATCCTTAAGAATGAGCATAAGAAGAAGGAAAAGGTCGTTTCTATTATTAAGAAGCATTTTTCTAGCTCTAGCTTGCTTAAGCGAGACTTGGAGTGCTATCGTTCTTTATACGAGAATCAAAACCTTGATCAAAATGTGTCTGAAAAAATCCTTAAGGAAGTGCGCATGCAGAAATTGATGATCGATCCGGAAGGATTGTTTAAGCAACAGTCTGCACTAATTCGCGACATTAACAAAGAAATAACACCAGATGTGTATAACAACTTTGTTCCTAATTATAAAACTTTAGCCACAATTGATCAAATCTTTTCCACAAAGACTACCCCCAAGAACCGGGTAATCATGGAGAACGAGATTATCAGAAAGATGAAGGGAGAACCTTCGGCCGCTGATGGTGCGATGCCCTCTATCGACAATGTAACATATCGTACATTCGTAAACAAGTTTAATAGCAAGTATCAAGATGACTTGTTGAGCGAGCAGAAAGATCTTTTAACTCGCTATATCGCGTCCTTTACTGACAACGCTTTAGAATTAAAAATCTTTTTAAACAATGAGATTGGCAGATTGAAAGAGAAGTTAAAAGAAGCGAAAGGCGTGGAAGAGATTAAAGACGACAAAGAGATGCTTCGCAAGACAAACGAAATCATCACTCGTCTGGATACTTTTTCTAAAGAGGGAGTTAGTGAAAACGTTTTAATGACCGTGCTTAAAACCCAGGCATTGGTTGAGGAAATTTATAATGTCGATCACGATTAGAGTTGGCAATGAAGCTAATAAAAAATTAGTTACTCTTGAAATGGATATCCGCAAAAGTTTAAGCGGAGATCTTATGATATTTGATCATGGCGACATTGACATTGTGTTGTCCAGTGCCAACAATAAAGTATTCGCCTTTCCCAAAGAGGTTATCTCTGATTATGTTTACGGTGCCCAAAACAGATTGTTTACGTTTCTTCGTAAGCGAGGAGTAATCATTCCTGAATCCATCCAAGCCGGCTCTTTCTACGGGTCTTTTGAGGCGACGATGGAAAAGCCAAAGGACGAAGAAATGAGCGCTGCGAAAATGGCGCTTCTTAATATTTCTAATTTTATTACAGAAGAACGTCCCTACTTTGAATCTACTGAGGCGATTATTTCGATGGCAGACGATGAGTACATCGATCCCGACAAGGAAGATTCTACCGAACTTGGAGAAGTTCCACAGGCCGTCAAACAGGGCTCTATGCGCAAGGGATTTGTAAGAGATCCCTATGCGATGAATTATCTTTACACACTTTAGGAGTTGACGTGGAGCTTTTATATTTTACACTTATCGCTTATGGCCTTACACAAATTTTAGTGTATAGCGATTTACCGCTTTTGAAACGTTTGCGCCCTTCTAAGGACCGCGCTGGCGGCTACGGGAAAG